CATGCGCGGAATGAACATGCACACCGGAAAGCCGCTTGATGGCATCGACCACCTGCGCCAATCGGTGCAGAACATCTTGAGCACCCCCTTGGGGAGCCGGATCATGCGCCGTGATTACGGCAGCAGGCTACCGCACCTGCTTGATGCCCCGATCACCCGCGCCCTGGAAATGGAACTGTACGCGGCCACCGCACAAGCCCTTGCCGCCCACGAACCACGGATCAGACTGCGCCAAGTGACGGCCCGCGCCACCGCATCGGGCACGGTCATCCTGGACCTGATCGCCCAGTACCTGCCTGCGGGCAAAACCGTCACCCTGGACGGCATCCAGGTGCGCTGATGGATAACACCCTGACGGCGATTGATATCTCCAAGCTGCCCATGCCGGATGTTATCCGGCAAGTGGCCGCAGACGTGATTTTGCAAGAAATGCTGGCTGATCTGGCGGCCCGTGATCCGACCCTGAAAGACCTCCTGCCCTCAGACCCCATCTACACCCTGCTGGAAGTGGCCGCCTACCGCGAAGCCGTGCGCCGCTACCAAAGCAACGAAGATGCCAAAGCCGTGATGGTGGCCTTGGCCAGCGATGCCGACCTGGACAATTTAGCCGCATTATTCCGCGTCAAGCGCCTGGTGCTGGATGCAGGTGACCCCTCTAAGGGCATTGCCCCGACGATGGAGAGTGATGCCGCCTTTCGGCGGCGTATCGTCCTTGCACCGGAAGGCTACAGCGTCGCCGGTCCAGAAGGCGCTTACATCTACCATGCCATCAGCGCCCATCCCGACGTGCGTGACGTCAGTGCCACCAGCCCAACCCCTGGGGACGTCATCATCACCGTGCTATCACGCAGCGCCAACGGACAGCCCTCACAAGACGTACTTGACGCCGTGATGGCGGCGGTTAACCAAGAATCAGTACGCCCCATGACCGATCACGTGACCGTACAACCGGCACAGATCACTGACTACCAAGTCCACGCACGATTGCACACCTACGCCGGACCGGATGCAGCGGTCGTCCTGTCCGAAGCACACCGCCGCATCACCGCCTACACCACAGACACATTCCGCTTAGGCCGTGATATTGCCATCAGTGGCCTGTATGCCGGACTGCATGTGGAAGGCATTCAACGCGTGGAATTGCTCACACCACAACAGGGACTGACGATGGACCGTACCCAGGCGGCCCGCTGCACCGACATCACCATCGTGCATGGGGGTGTGGATGAATGACCCCCTGCACAGCCTGCTGCCCCCCACGGCCACGCCACTCATGCGCACCCTGGAGCAGGTGATGGCGCGCCTGGCCGACATCCCGATCCCATTCAAACAACTATGGGACCCGCAGACCTGCCCTGAACCATTGCTCCCCTGGCTGGCCTGGTCATTGTCCGTGGACACCTGGCGCAGCACGTGGCCCGTGCATATCAAACGCGCGCGTATTGCGGCGGCCATCGAGATTCAGCGTTGTAAAGGCAGCGTCAAAAGTGTGCGCGATGTGGTGCGCAGCTTTGGCGGAGACGTCCTCATCACCGAGTGGTGGCAACAAAACCCACCCGCTGCGCCGCACACCTTCACACTGCTGCTCACCTTATCGGGGCAGGGCGGTAGCGAGACAACTGCCGAATTTGTTGCAGATGTCATTACAGAAGTGATCCGCACCAAACCCGTTCGCAGCCATTTCACCTTTACCCAAGGCGTGCACACCATCGGACAGATTGGCCTGCTGGGTGGCGCACAGATCACCGCGTACCGACGCGTACAACTCACCCAGGCCGCATGAGGATGGTATGACCCCACTCCAGATCACCATCACCCCACAGGGCCGCGCCGCCCTAGTGAACGCCGAACATCATGGCACCGTCCCGGTGCGGCTGGCTTCTGTCGGCCTGACCGCGCAACACTTTGACCCCGCCGCGGCAACGATGCCTGAGGAATCCAAACGCCTAACCACCTTCTCCGGTGGCGTGGTGGCCGCAGACACTATTCACATCACCATCCGCGATGCAACCGCCGACCAGTACGACATCCGCGGCTTTGGTGTCTACCTGGAGGATGGCACCTTATTTGCCACCTACTCCCAACAGGACATCATTCTCAGTAAATCCGCATCGGCCATGCTCCTGCTGGCGATTGATGTTCGGTTTGTGGATACCGATGCGACTCAACTCTCCTTCGGTGACACCTCCTGGAACAACCCTCCGGCGACACAGACAGTGGCAGGCGTCCTTACCTTGTCCAGCAACGCCCAAGCCATCGCGGGCCTGGAGGATCGCAGCGCCGTAGCGCCTGCCACATTGAAAGCCACCCTGGATCACCGCCTAGGCGAAGCCGCCCCTTCCGACTACGCTAAAACACTGATGGCCAGCGCCGATGCGCCCGCCCTCCGTCACCTTCTAGGCCTGGGCGATGCTGCCGTGATGGACACCGGATCAGAAAAAGGATTGGATGCAGATTTACTCGACGGCTATCACGGCACCTACTACCTGCAATGGAGAAACCTCCAGAACACCCCACAGACCTATCCGCCCAGCCCCCACCAGCACGCCAGCAGCGACCTCCCTGAGCTGGCCTCACAACTAGATACTCTGGTGAAAAAAACGGGCAGCCTCATGACCGGCTCGCTCCAATCCCAAGGCACCCTGATTGGGGACGCACTGGGTAACGGACGCATTCCGGCACTGAAAATCGGTAACGATTGTGAATTATGGGATAACAATATTCCTTACGCAGCGACATTCCGCAGCGGCACCTCCCCAGCCATCGCACAACTGTTCTTTGGCACCAGCAACCATTGCTATTTCGGCACCAGCACCAAAAACACCAGCACAGTGATTGGTGCCAAAACGGGCTTACTGTGGATTGAAACGGCAGGCAATTACTTCTATCAACAACACGACACGACCCACGTTGCCTTTTACAAAAAGAACGGAGGTCACGCCTTTTTCTGGAGACGCAGCGACAGCGGCGGCAGCGGCGGTACCAATGAAGCGCAACTGATGGCACTGGAAGACAATGGCAATCTATCCGTGAAAGGCACTATCGTCTCGGCAGGCGGCTACGCCCAAGGCTCCTCCCGAAAACTCAAAGACATTGAAGGCCCCCTGCCGTATGGCCTGGCAGAGATTGAACAACTGACCCCCCTGATTGGACGCTACAAACCGGCCTACACCCCCGACGGACGCCGCCGCCTATTTTTAGAGGCAGAACAACTACTGGAGCTGATGCCGGAAACGGTCAATCCCGAAGGCATCCCCTTCCAAGGCGCTTACGTCCCCTCGGTCAACCTGGACCAACTGCTGCCCGTGCTGGTGAATGCCATTGCACAGCTGTCCGCCAAAGTGAACGCACTGACCGGCGCGTCACACCCCACGGAAAAATAGCCACAGGACAGCAAACAGCTGTCGCACCGATCATCTGCCCGTCTTACAGCATACGAAGGGCCTGATGTCGGAACACTATCTACATGGCGTTGAAGTGCTGGAGATTGACGATGGCGCACGCGTCATCCAAACGGCCTCGAGCAGCGTCATTGGCCTGGTGGGCACTGCACCTCTGGCCGACGCCACCACCTATCCTCTCAACACCCCCGTGCTGATTCCAGGATCAACCGCGATGGCGGCCACACTAGGGACAGCAGGCACCTTGCCCCAGGCCATGGACAGCATTTTTGATCAGATTGGTGCAGCCGTGATTGTGGTGCGTATTGAAGATAGCGTTAACGAAACCGAGCGGCTGTCTCATGCCGTCGGTGGCATCAACGCCGCCAACGGCACCTATGAAGGCGTCCATGCGTTGCTAGCTGCCGAAAACATCACCGGCTACAAACCGCGCCTGCTGATTGCTCCAGGCTTGACCCACCAGCGCCCAGAACAGACACAGGCCAACCCCGTCGTGTCCGAATTGATCGGCATTGCCGAACGGCTGCGCGCCATCATCATTGCTGACGGCCCGGGTACCACTGATGCACAGGCCATTGCTTATGCGGGAGACTTTGGCAGCAAACGCGTGTTTCTGGTCGATCCGCCTATCACTAAACTAGGAGCCGATGGCACCACCATCACCGCCTACAGCAGCGCTGCGGTGGCCGGACTCATCGCCAAGATAGATAACCGCAACGGCTGGTGGTGGTCCCCCTCCAACCAACCCATCAACGGCATTCTTGGCACCTCACGCCCCATTGATTTTGCATTGGGCGATGCCACCAGCCGCGCCAATCTGCTGAATGAAAAAAAGATTGCCACCATCATTCGTCATGACGGCTACCGATTATGGGGAAACCGCACCTTATCCAGCGATCCCAAGTGGACCTACCTCTGCGTGGTCCGCATCGCCGATATCATCGCCGATAGCTTACAAGCGGCCCATCTGTGGGCGGTGGATCGCTCCATTACCAAGACCTACGCCAGTGATGTTGAGGAAGGCGTCAATGCCTATCTGCGCCGACTGAAAAGCCTGGGCGCGATTATTAATGGCCGATGCTGGGCCGATCCGGAACTCAATACGAAAGACGCCATCACCGCCGGGCACGTCTATTTTAATTTCGACTTCACCCCGGCCTATCCCGCCGAACACATCACCTTCCGTAGTCGGCTCACCAGTGATTATCTGGTGGAGGTGTTCTAATGTCCGCACCGCGTCATCTGCTCAAACACCTGAACCTGTTCATTGATGGCAAAGGCTATGCAGGGCAGGTCGAAGACATCAACCTGCCAAAATTGACCTTAAAAACCGAAGAGTTCCGCGGCGGCGGCATGCTGGCCCCTGTGGAACTCACGATGGGCATGGAGAAGCTCGAAACCGATGTCAGCTTGATCTGCTACAGCAGCGACGCACTCCTGCTGTTCGGCGTCACCGAAGGAAAGCAGGTGAACTGCACCGTGCGTGGCTTTCTGGAATCCTTCGATGGGACGACGACAACCCTTGCGATCCATCTGCGCGGCAAAGTCAAAGAAATCGACCGCGGCACCTGGAAACCGGCTGACAAATCCACCCTAAAACTGGCCTTGGCACTGAGCTACTACAAAGAAGTACACAACGCCACCGTCATTCATGAAATCGACGTAGAAAACATGATCTTCCAGCAAAACGGCATTGATCTGCTCGCCCCCGCTCGCAACGCACTAGGACTCTAACCATGACCGGACCGACCACTGATAAACCGTACCTCCGCGAAGCAGAAGGCGGCGTACGCATCACCTTCGCCTCACCCGTCAGCATCAATGGCACCACCGTCAATGAACTATGGATGCGCGAACCGACCGCAGGGGATATGAAACGCTCCTTTGCACTCCCAGGCAACGAAGGCGAACGCGAATTGCGCCTCTTCTCCAACCTTCTGGAAGTGGCCCCCGAAGCCTTAGAAACCTTCAGCCTGCGTAACTACAAACGGCTACAGGAGGCCTTCCTGATTTTTATCGAGTGAGGCTAACGCTGGAGGAACTCCGCCAAGGCGTTCTGGCCCTAGCCTCACATACAGGATGGTCGCTCGTGGACATTCTCGCGCTCCCGATGCGTGAATTCCTATTCTGGATCGACGGATTACCGCGCGATGGCGAGTAAAAAACAATTCCACGCAAGCCTGATCATTGCTGGGCACCTGTCCAGCACATTGAAAAGCGCCTTCGGGTCCACACAGCGCAACGTACAACGGATTGGCGCGGCGGTCACCACACTCTCGCGGCAGCAACGTCTGCTCGGGCAAGGCATTCAAACTTTTGGGCGCATGGGCCGTAATATTGACGGGCTGCGCACCCGGTATGACGCATTAACCAGACAATTAGAACGCACCCGCGCCGCGCAACAGCGGCTCAACCACGCACAATCGGCCCTTGAAGGACACCGCGCCCACCTTTCGCAGACGCGCGGACAGCTCGGGGGTGCCGTAGGGACCTTGGGGGCCGTCTCGGCTGCCGCGTTTTTTCCCATCAAGGCGGCGGTTGAGTTTGAAACCGCCATGCTTGGCATTGTCAAGCAAGTCGATGGCGCACGCGACCCTACCGGCAAGTTGACCTGCGTGTATGAGGACATGGGCAACGCCATCCAGCAGCTCGCGCGTACGATCCCCATAGCCACCAATCAACTGGCCGACATGGTGACCGCCGGTGCCCGTATGGGCATTGCCGAAGGCATGAACCCGGAACAGGCAAGAAAAACACTGATCGAATTTACGCGCGTCTCGGCCATGGCGGCCACCGCCTTTGAGATGCCTGCTGATGAACTGGCCGACAACATGGGAAAAATCGCTGGCATTTTTAAAATCCCGATCAGCGACATTGAGCGTTTGGGCGACGCCATCAACTACCTCGATGACAACGCCATCTCTAAAGGTGGCGACATCATCAAAGTGATGCAGGG